CTTAAACACACAAGGAGCAACCCAAATGGGCAATGCCGTTAAACAGATCGAAGTAACCATCGAACAGTGCAAAGAGGTTGTCGAACGCGGCAAAACTCTCGAACGTTTGCTGAATCACCCCGATTTCAACTCGCTGATCATGAATGACTACATGAAACGCGAATCGCACCGCCAAACTCTGCTGCTGTCTGACCCTGCACTGGACAGCAAAGAACATCGCGCTGCCATTGTTCGTGGTCTGCAAGCCATCGCCGACCTGAACGCTTACTTCCGCACCGTGCGAACTGCCGGTGAAGTGGCGGAACGTACGCTGAAAGAGCACCAAGAAGAGCTGGCTGAGCGTTTGACTAACCCTGATCTTGACGAAGACGAGGAATAAGCCATGGCCGACTTCCTCTCTATGTCCGACGCAGATTTCATGGCCGCTGGCCCTGCAAAACTGCAAGAAGTACAAGCCGCTGCGGCGGAATCGGTTGATACCTCCACGGAGAATGTCGATGAAGCTGCCCGAATTGCCGCCGAGAGTGCTGCCGCCGCAGAAGCTGGCAACGTATCTACTGAAACTGCGACCGCTGAAGCTGGGCAAGAAGGCGAAGCGGCGACTGAAGGGGATCAATCGCAAGAAGATGGCACACTTGCAGACGATCTTGAGCCGGAAGCTGAAACGCAGCCTGAATTGGGCGCTGACGGCCTCCCGGTAGCGAAAGCCCCGGCAAAAGCTGCCGACACCCTGGCCGACGACACTCAAACTGCTGGTTTGCCGGAAGGCGCTGAACGCATCTTCCAATCGTTCCGTGCGAACGGTCGCGACATGCAAGTGAAGAATGTTGACGAAGCTATCCGTCTTATGCAGATGGGCGCCAACTATTCGCAGAAACAGGCTGTTGCCAAGAAAGATCGCGCATTCGTGAAAGTTCTGGAACAAAATGGCCTGCTTGACCACGAAAAGTTGTCTTATGCTGTTGACTTGCTCGCCGGAAAGCCCGAAGCTATCGGCAAGTTGTTGAAAGACAGCAAGATTGATGTTCACGACATCGACGAAGACAAAGTTGCAGCATACCGCGCAGTATCTCGCGCACCATCTGCAAACTTGCTCCAACTTGACGAAGTGGTCAGCTCTCTTGACGGTAATGAACACTTCGGCCGATTGGCTAGCGAAATGAAGAATTGGGACGTACAGTCTCAAGCTTTACTGGGTAACCACCCGGAAGCGCTGGCACAGTTGACGGACCAGATCCAATCTGGCGTTTATGACAAAGTCATGGACGAAGTGAACCGGAAACAAGTGTTGGGGCAATTGGTAGGCGTACCGCTGATGCAAGCGTACAACCAGATCGGCCAAGAGATGGCCGCCACGGGTGCCTTCAATACCCCGGCACCTGCCCCGAAAGGTCCAGTTACCAAGCTGGTTTCCCCGGGCAAAAAGACTTCCACGGTCGATAAGGCCGCTGAAGAACGCCGTCGCGCTGCTGCCCCGGTGAAGGGTGTATCGACAGGTACGGATGTAAAAGCTGAACCGAAGTTTCTCGCCATGTCGGACGAGGAATTCATGAAGCATCAAAAACGCTAATAGAAGGAAGATTCGAAAATGGCAGCGCCAAACCTGTACAAACCAGCGTCGTATAACGCCCCACCGGGTTCCCCATCTTCGATTGGCCCACAAGCCTATGAAGAGTTCCACCAGAAACAGGCGCTGATCGAAGCGCGTAAAGAACAGTTCTTCACCCAGCTCGCCGACGTCACCACGATGCCGAAGCACATGGGCAAGAAGATCACCAAGTTCCACTACATCCCTCTGCTCGACGACCGCAACGTCAACGACCAAGGTATCGACGCCAACGGCGCCGTGATCGCGAACGGTAACCTGTACGGTTCCAGCAAAGACATCGGCCTGATCCCGGGTAAACTGCCAACCCTGACCGAACATGGTGGCCGCGTTAACCGCGTCGGCTTCACCCGTATCGAGCTGGAAGGCACCCTGGAAAAGTTCGGCTTCTACGAAGAATTCACTCAAGAGTCGCTCGACTTCGACAGTGACGAAGAGCTGGACATGCACATCACCCGTGAAATGGTGAACGCTGCGCACCAGATGTCCGAAGCTGCTTTGCAGATCGACATCATCAACGCTGCCGGTGTGATCCGCTACGCTGGTGACGCAACTTCGACTGCGACCGTGGGCAAAGACGATCTGGTCACCTACGACGACCTGTTGCGTCTGGGTATCCAACTGACCAACAACCGTACTCCGCGTACCATCACGCAGATCAACGGCACCCGCCTGACCGACACTCGCACCATTCAGGGCGCCCGTCCGCTGCACTGCGGCTCCGAGCTGATCCCAACCCTGAAAGCGATGAAGGACTTGCACGGCGCTCCTGCATTCATCTCCATCGAGAAGTATGCGGCTGGCGGTGAAACCCTGATCGGCGAAATCGGCGCAATCGATGAGTTCCGCATCATCATCGTTCCGGAAATGCTGAAGTGGGCTGGCGCCGGTGCTGATGTTGAAGTTGGTGATGCAACCAACCACGACAACGGCGTGAAGTACGACGTATTCCCAATGCTTTGCATCGGTCAAGGCTCGTTCACTACCATCGGCTTCCAAACCGACGGCCAGTCCACGAAGTTCAAGATCATCAAGAAAATGCCGGGTGTTGAGACTGCTGACCGCCTGGACCCGTACGGCGAGATGGGCTTCATGGCCATCAAGTGGTACTACGGCTTCATGACTCTGCGTTCCGAGCGTATCGGTCTGATCAAGACCGTAGCCCGCCTGTAACGGCAACTGTTACACCATTTGGGGAGCTTCGGCTCCCCTTTTGGGTAAACCCGCACCGTTTCATTGGAGAAACGCAATGTCTGAAGTAAATCTGGAAAACGCTACTAAAGAACAACTGTTGGTCGCTGCTGAAAAGCTGGGCCTGACCGTCGATGGCCGTTTGGGCGCCGACAAGATCCGCGAAGAAATCGCCGCCGAGCTGGAAGTCCGCAAAGAAGCGGAAGCTCGCGCAGTCGCGAACGCCGCTCGCCTTGCTGCTGAAAAAGCCGCAGAAGAAGCCGAAGCCGATAACAACTCGATCCAGTCGCCGGTTGAGCCGACCAAGATGCCTTCGCTGGCCGATGTCATGGCTGCCGAAGCTGCGCCGGTCGATCTGACCAACGAGAGCGAAGGTCACCGTAAAAACCGTCTGCGTCGTGAAGCTACCGCGCTGGTGCGTGTTCGTGTGTCGAGCATGAACCCGCAGAAGAAAAACGTGAAGGGCGAGCTGCTCTGCGTGTCGAACCGCAACATCGGTACGATCCAGCGCTACATCCCGTTCAACCGCGACTGGCACATCGAGAAGGTGCTGTATGACGCGCTGATGGCCAAGGAATTCATGGTCTTTGACCGTGAGAAGACTGGCCGCGCCGGTATCGAAGTCGTTACCCCGCGCTGCATCCCTGAGTTCAACATTCAGGTGCTGCCGCCACTGACCAAGAACGAGCTGAAAGATCTGGCTCAACGTCAAGCGATGGCAGCCGGCACCGGCCAGGAGTAACACTGTATGGCGATGGCCCCAATTACTCTCGCTGACCTGACGCAAGCCAAGGTCGAAGGTACTGGGGCATTCGACACGCTGATGCGTGCGATGGTCGGACACCTCGAAAAGGAGTTCCAAGAGAACCGCCTGCGAGGCGCCGATTATGCCAACGTCTATTTGAACGCGATGACCCCGGTGTTGCAAAATGCCGTGGTCTTTTTGCTTCAGAAGGATGAAGCGGCAAACAAAGCCGCACTGGTCGATGCCCAAGTACGTTTGACCGAAGTTCAGATCCTTTTGGCGGAAGCCGAGCTGGCCCGCGAACTGATCAACAAAGAGCTGATCCAAGCCCAAGTTGATAAGCTAAAAGCTGAAACAATCAACGTTCAGCAACAATTGAACAATTTGAAGTCGGAAGACATCATCTTGGTCAAACAGGCTACAAAGCTCGATGCAGATACCGCAAACACGGTTCAGCAACTGCTTAACCTGAAAGCTGAAGAATGCTTGTTGAAAGCGCAGTACGACAACGCACTGTCGCAAAACCTGCAAACCGTGGCTCAAACCAGTCTGGTTAACCAGAAGGTGGCAACGGAAAAGGCACAGACCTCGGGCGTCGGGATTGAACCGACATCGGTGATCGGGAAGCAAAATGCGCTGTATGACGCACAAGCAAAAGGTTTCACGCGTGATGCAGAACAGAAGGCCGCGAAGATCATGATCGACTCGTGGAACGTTCGCCGGACCACAGACGTGGGCACAGTCGCAGACGCGACGAACAAACTGAGTGACGTTAACGTAGGTCGTGCAGTAGATGCCCTGCTTGGGGGCGTCGGAGCTTAAACCAGCGTGATAGAGTAGGGGACTTCGGTCCCCTTTTCTTTTGGAGGAATTCATGGGGCTTTTCAGCA